TACTGCAGTGAGCCCGATCAGTTTCCGCGGGCGCGCTCACCTGCCGCAACGACGCGTGCAGCGACCGCTGCGGCCGGATTTGCATTGGCCGTCGCACTGGCCGCGGAGCTTGCGCCAGGATTCGGAAGAGGCTGGCTCGCCATGCGCTCAAGCAGTCCGCTACGGCTGGACGGTTGCTTCGGCGCGTCCAGTCCGGCAGCCGCCAGTGCACCGATGGCCTGCTTCGAGGTCATCGTGGTATCGAAGGCAAATGCGCACGCCTGGTTGACGCGGCCAGCAGCGACACCAGCGGCAAGGATCCGAGCACAACGGATCCGCTCACGCTGACGCGCGTCTTTTGCACGACCCTCGCGAGGCTTATCTTCCTCGTCGTCGTCTTCGTCCATGTCGGCGTCGTCGTCATCGTCGCCGTCGTCGCCCTTAGCCTTTTTCGCGCGCCGCGCAGCTCTAGCGTCCTCCTTGTCTTTCTGTTCCTGAGCCTTGCGCGCGGCTTCCTTCTCCTTCTCCTCTTCGTCCGCGCGGCGCGCGGCCTCGTCGTCGTCCATGTTCTTCATGCGCTTGGCATAGTCGTCGTCCGACTCGTCCGCGCCCTGCTTGCGTTCTTCGTCGTCGGTTTCCTGCGCGCGCGCAACGGGGCCAGCGAGCCCCAGAAAATGTGCCCACGGCGCCGCGGCCGCAAACCTGGAGAGCTTGCTCATGTGCTACCTCAATATGGAATGGTTTAGGCCGCGATCGAATTGATCAAAGCCCGAAACGCGGCATCAGGCGCCGCCACTTCGTCCGCAAGTCCCAGGGCGACACCTTTCGCGCCCATGAAACAAGCGGCCTTCGTACCTCGAACCGTGGCGGCCGAGATATTCCGATTGCGGGCGACTGTCTCAACGAACAACTCGCCCATCGCATCGATGTCGGCCTGGAAGCGCCCAAGGGCTTCGTCCGACAATGGCAGCTCGGCGTGGCCGTCTGCCTTGTATTCCCCATAGGTGATGAAGGTCACCTTGATCCCCGCCGTGGTCAGCGCCTGCGAAAGGTCCACATGCGCGGCGATCACGCCGATGCTGCCGACGCCGCCAGTCCGCGGAACATAGATCTTGTCGGCTGCGCTGGCAATCGCGTACGCGGCTGAGTAAGCCGATTCGTCGAGAATCGCCCAGATTGGCTTTTTGCCGCGCAGTCCGTATATCGCGTCGACCAGATCAAAGCAGCCGGCCACCTCGCCGCCGGGCGAATCTATGTTGAGCGCGATCGCCTCGACCTTCGGATCGGAAACCGCCATGAAGAGGTTTTGGCGAAGACCGTCATACCCCGTCATCCCAGACCATGGGCGCAGAGATCCAAGCTTCTGAACGAGCGTGCCTTGCACGTCGATCACCGCGATCGGCCCGACCATGTCATAGCCGCTGCGCGGGGTACTCCCCGGCTCGGCGAACCCGTATTCGTCGTCTTCCATCGCCGACGGGTTGATCACAGTGCCGTTCAACCGAACCATCTGGGAAATACCCAGGCGATCAGCAAGCGCTGCAATTACGATCTCTGCCTTCTTAGGGTGGATCGCCAGCGGCGTGTTAAAGATCTTTTGCGCGAGCCGCGGAAGGATGTGGCTCATTGGGCCTCCGGTGTTTTTGCTGCTTCAGTGGCGGATTGCCCGTTGTTCCATTGGGGCACGGGAAGGCCAAGCTCGACAAATCTCTTGCGCTCGACGGCACGCTGGCCAACCTTCTCGCGCCAATCGGCGCCGGCGAGTTCCGCGCATTCGTCCTCGAGCGTAGACAGCCCCGCGTCCATGCCGAGGATGGCGCCTGCTTTTTCCTTCTCGGGATCCACATATCCGCGCCCTGGTCCCATCCATTTGGCACGGGAATACGCCACGCGGCATTCCATGAACGGAGGTGCTCCGGCCGGCAGCGGGAGATCATCGACTTCCATGGATTCTTCGAGGAAGCCGCAGTAGATGGGATGGCCGAAACCTGACGCGAAGTTGGTCCGTTTCCGGTGAAAGGTCTTCCACACCTCCAGCATCGCGGCACGATAAGAGCTGTAGTTCACGTCCGACCAGTTCTGGCTGATCATCTGCGCCGACGTGCCCGTACCGGCAGCGACGTTGCGCAGCATCGCGTTTTCGAAGTCAGCGAAATTGCTGGTCGGACGGGAAGCCGAAACGGTTCCGATTTTCTCGCCAGGGAACAAATGAGAGATCCGGGCCTCGCCGATCCTCATCTTTCGGTCGGCGTGGAACTCGGCGCGGTGGTCGCTGTACGTCTTCAGGCGGTCGGCGTCTTCGAGCGCCTCAGATGTAAACTCATCATCGAACGGGCTTTCGATATATGCGGCGAAAATCGCGTTGATGATTGCTGCGTCGAGCTCGGTACCGTCGTACTTGATCAGCATCTTCAGGCGCTGCAAGACTGGCGCGAGCATGCCGGCGCCGCCGCGGTGCTGAGCTGCGCGATCGTGGTCGAAGTCATGGATGATGACCGGCCGACCCCAATCGGTCTCGCGCGGAATCCTGTCCCAATGCAAGCTCTTCTCTGCGCTGAACCAGTCGCCCTGGTGGGCGCGTCTGATCCAATACGCGACAGCAGCACCGTCATCGTCGACCTCGACGCCGCCCCGCATGATCTCCTGGTCGAAGTTCAGCTGAGGGTTCGACAGGCGGTCCGGATCGATAACCTGAACCGCCGTGGCGTAACGCGCCCGACCGATGCCAATGCGCTGAGGCCGCCAGTGCAGCATGCCGAGGGCATCGCCATCGACGCACTTATGGCGAAAAGCAAGTGCCATCAGCTGCGGCATAGTCAGATTGCGCTGCGTGTCGCAATAGCGGCCCGGATCGTGGGCCCAACTCCGATAGTTCGCTTCGACAGCCTGCCCAAACTCGTCAGCCCACATGTGGTCGAAGCCCTTGATGCCCGTCATCGACTGCAATGCGAGGTAATCAGGCTTCGATATCGGACGAAAGTCGGCGCCGATCACGTTGTCGATCGTGCGCGTGACAGCTGCGGAAGCCCATCCGTCGTTGCGTACCACGTCCCGCACGCGGGACACGATACGGTCCCGGTACATATTCAGCTCGCCGTCTGGAGACCATAGGTATGGTTGCCAGTCGCCCATATGCGGGCCGAAGATATCGGCCGCATCGTAGGGCGTGCGAGTGCCACCGACGAGCGCGGATGCGCGCGGACGAGCCGTTACGATCGGCTTGCCATGGGCGTCGAGGATCTGCACGGGATTTGCCATCAATAGAAGAAGCCGATCGACCGACGTGAGCGGCGACTATGCGTAAGAAGCCCGCGCCAGGACAGTTCAGCCTTCAAAACGATTTTCATGCGGATAAGCGCGTCGAAATTCGCCCGTGTGTAGGTAACGGAGCGCGTGCCCTCGCCTTGGGAATAACTGAAGGCTTCGCCCTTCCCTCCGGACGCGACTAGGACCTCTGCCTGCAGGACCTGCGAATACCATTGCTGGATAGTCGCGTCAGGGATGCCCTGATATGTGTCGCCGTTGGGATTGCGAAAAGACACGTGAAACTCCTATGGCAGTCGGCTTGCGACCGACTTCTTGCCGATTTGTGTCTTGATGGACGGGCCTGCCGCAGTGCGTGGCGCACCACCGGTAGATGCCGGCGCCGGAGTCGGTTCTTGAACTGCTGGCACGTCGCTTTCAACGACTGCAGCAGCACGTATCGAGGTGTTGCTGTCCCATGCAGCGGCCCACGCCGGCGGCTTTTCCCAGTTGATTCGGGAAAGACCATGCAGGTGCGCGAGCACGTGCGACATCACCATCAGGTCGAGCGCTTCATTACGCGCGCCGTCGTTAATCTTTTCCCAACGTCCATTCGGTAGCTTCTGCTCCGACGTGAGCTGCTCGAACCAAATGTGGGGTTGTTCCTGCGAGCGGAGGGCATATGGGAAATGCACATAGAACGGGCCGGCCTCACCGATGCGCAACTGACCGATCAGGTCGTCCTTGAACGAATTGGGGTTAAACGACGCGAGCGGCACTTGCCCTGCGGCGGCAGCCTTATTTGCCTTCCTGGACGTGTCCGGATACACGACGTTCAAACGCGGCGCGTTCAATGCTTTCGCGCCCTTCATCGGGATGATTGACCAGACGTCGCGACCCGAAATCGTCCCGAACCGCCGCGCCGCGCGGATGCGGCGCCAGCGCGTCCAGGCCATGTATGCCTGCTGCGCGACACCCGGTTGACCGCCGGAGTCGTAGCCACAGGCCCGAATGGCCATGTGTCGGCCCGAGCCGTCCGCTAGCGGATATGTCCGCTGGAATACCTTGGCCAGCAGCTGGTCCCAATCATCAGGCGAGGTTGCCGGATCGGCAGGCAGACGCCCGCGATCGACGATCCAACTCTCTCCGTGCTCGCCCCACGCACGCACCATCCAGTCGAAGTGCGCTATCTGGCAGTCGGCCTGAGCGGTCAAGAACCGAGCCCCTCGAGGCACAACCTCTAGAGGGAGGTCTCTCTCCGCCCGATCGGCGAGGTCGTTGGCGTCCACTGAACCCGTGCTCTTCGTGGCCGCGTACGGGAAACCATATTGCTTGATCGTTACCTGGCGAAGAGCCTCATCGTCGCCGCTGACCGCAGCTTCACGCTCCGCTTTTGCCTTCGCCCGGGCAAGTCCACCGATCCCGCCCAGAATGAATGGCGACATCGTGCCGACGATCCAGAAACCAGCACTCTTTCGGGCAACCAGGTCGCCGGTGACAACTCCGTCTTGCGATATCTTCTGGCCGTCTCCAACCCAGCCACCGAATGGCGACCGGTACGCAGCCGAATTCATCGCGCGCCGGTGCCGATCTTCAATCAGACATCCGTTCACCGGGCATATCAGGCGCGCATTGCGCTCGATCTCGTCGAGGGTCTGCGTGTCGTCGTAGTGGAGCACCATGTAGCGCTCGGCGATGGGCACCGGACTGGACCAGGCGCCACAGTGCGGGCACGGCCAATACCAGACGCGACGATCGCTGTCGCCGTACATTGCCATGATTCCGGCGGACCAATCGCGCTCTGGAATCAAACCCCGCGCACGGTCGGGGTGGCTGAGAGCCAACAGCATCGACTGCCGGCCAAACGTCTGTCGCCGCACATCGAGAATGGTTTTGATGTCGCCGAGCGACGGATCGTAGGCGTCCACCTCGTCCGCGACGATACGCGGCGACGACTTGTTGATCAGATTGTTCGAAGCTGCCGACAGAAACTCGATGTGCATGCCATCGAAGCGCTTGAAGTGCAGCGAGTCGTCAATCGGCCTCGAGCCGAGCCGCATCGCCATCTCGACGTGCGAGTCGATCATCGGGTTGATCCGGCTCTTCACGTACGACTCGAGGCCCGGGTCCGTCTGCATGTACCAGAGGAAGTCGGCCGGATCGTTGGTTACCGACTTCAGGAGCCAGTTCTGCGCAATCTCCGTTTTTCCAGACTGACCAGGACCGACCACGACAGTGGTCAGGTAATCGAGCCGGGAGAGCGTCTCCATCGGCCCGACCAGGTAAGGCGCTTTCTCGTGATGCCACCGGCCAACATATCCGCCGCCTTGGTTCGAGAGGCGCCGGTTGAGCACCGCGTGCTCGGCAACCGTCTGCCTTTCTGGCGGGATAAGAGCACTCAGCGCTTCCCTGGCCACCTGGTAGGGATCTGCGTACTCAAGTTCAAGCATTGGCGGTCAACCTAGAAGCGAGCGCAACTCTTCAGCCATTGTTCGACGCAGGTCGTCGGTGATCTGCCGTATGTCCGGTGCACTCTCTTCGGGCAGTCCCAGGCGCTCAACCACGATGTCCGAAAGGCGATCAAGGCCTTTGCCGAGGTGCGCGAGCATGGTGTTCAGCACCTGGCGCATCGCCTCGACCTGGA